TGATGAAGGTGTAATGCTTGGCGTTTCTTCCCGTGGTGTTGGTTCACTCCAGACCACCAGTGAAGGATGTAAGATTGTTGGTGAAGATTTCCAGTTAGCAACTGCTGCTGATATCGTTGCCGATCCTTCTGCTCCTGATGCTTTTGTTAATGGAATCATGGAAGGAAAAGAGTGGGTTTGGGAAGGAGGAATCCTTCGTGAACAACTCGCAGAACAAACCAAGAAGAGAATTAATACTCTTGTTGATCAAAGACAACTTGAGGAGCACAAACTCCAATTGTGGCAGAATTTCCTGTCAAATCTTTGATTTATAAATAAATACATGTAATTAATCAAACATTAATTATATTTTCAAATGTCCGTTGGTAACAATTTACAAGAAATGGAAAACGTAGTAACCAAAGGAGCTGCTGCCGCTGAGCCAATGCCTACAGCTGGTATCCCAGTTGAGGATCTCGGCGGTCCTACTCCTGAAAATTCAAGACCCGATGACGACTCCAACAAGCTGAGAGAGCCTGCTGGCACCCTCAAGCAAGTTAAGGATGTTGTTAACGCTAAGGCTGCTCCTGCCGAACAAGTAGAAGCAGACGAAACGCAGGAAGTAGTTTCCGAAGCAGAAGCAACCGAAGAAGAGGTTGTTTCCGAAGAGGAAGTAGCAGCTGATGAAGTTGTTGCCGAAGCGGAAGAAACTGAAGAAGAACTCGTCGAAGAAGAAGGTTTCGACATCGAAGCAGATGTTCAAGCACTGTTCGAAGGCGAAGAACTTTCCGAAGAGTTCCAATCAAAAGCACGCACCATCTTCGAGACCGCGATTGCCTCCAAGGTTGAAACAATCAAGGAGCAACTCATCGAGAGCTATCAAGAAGCACTCGTTGAAGAAGTCGTTGCAATCAAAGAAGAACTCGGTGAGCGTGTTGATTCTTATCTTGAGTACGTTGCTGATGAGTGGTTCCAAGAGAACGCACTTGCCGTTGAAGCAGGTCTCAAGTCTGAAATCACCGAATCATTCCTTGACGGAATGAAGAGTCTTTTTGAAGAACATTATGTATCCATCCCTGAAGAGAAATATGATGTACTTGAGAGCATGGTAGATAAACTTGATGAAATGGAAGGTAAACTCAACGAGCAAATCGAGAGAAATGTTGCTCTGAACCGCAGATTGGCTGAGTCTTCCGCTGACAGCATTTTCAATGTTGTCGTTGAGGGTCTTGCAGACACTCAAAAGGAAAAACTCGCTGCTCTTGCTGAAAATGTTGAGTTTGAAAGTGAGTCAGACTATCGTGAGAAACTGACCGCACTGAGAAATTCTTATTTCCCAGAGCACGTCGGAACTCCAAGCACCTCTGAGAATCTTTCAGAAGAGGTTTCTACCGATGAGGTTATTTCGGAAGAAGTATCCCCAATGATGCAAGCCTATCTGCAGACTCTCTCAAGAGCTGCTAAAAAGTGATTTCTAAATTATAAACGTTCAAACTAACTTTTTAAGAGGTTTAATTTCAAATGCAGATGCACAATACAGAGGCTCTGCAGGAGAAGTGGGCACCAGTCCTCGATTATGAGGGAATGGATCCAATCAAGGATTCCCATCGTAGAGCTGTTACCGCTGTCCTGCTTGAGAACCAAGAGCAAACCCTGGCTGAAGAGAGAGCATTCCTCTCCGAGTCACCCACCAACTCTGTTGGTAACGGTGGTTATACTTCATCAGGTAACCAGAACGTTGCTGGTTTCGATCCCGTTCTGATCTCCCTGATCAGACGCGCAATGCCTAACCTGGTCGCTTATGACCTCGCTGGCGTTCAACCAATGAGTGGTCCTACTGGACTCATCTTCGCAATGCGTTCGAAGTACACTGCTCAGAACTCTTCTTCGGAAGCACTGTTCGACGAAGCAGATACCGCATTCTCTGGTCAGTCCGCATCCTTCGATAGAACCGGCGGCATGACCAACGCAGCAGTTGGTCTTGGTACCACTGCTCAGCAGGGTAACAACCCTGGCGCACTTGACCCAACCGTTGGTGTAAGCGGCGACGCTACCACCTACAACGTTGGTCAGGGCATGCAGACTGGCGACGCTGAGGATCTTGGCGATGGCGCTGGTGCTTTCAACGAGATGGCATTCTCGATCGAGAAGGTCACCGTTACCGCCAAGTCACGTGCTCTGAAGGCAGAATACTCGCTGGAACTGGCACAAGACCTCAAGGCAATCCACGGATTGAACGCTGAGGCTGAACTCGCCAACATTCTCTCCACTGAGATTCTGGCTGAGATCAACCGCGAAGTTATCCGTACCATCTACAACGTTGCTGAGCCTGGCGCACAAGCAAACGTTGCTAACGGCGGTTCTTTCGACCTCGACGTTGACTCCAACGGTCGCTGGAGTGTTGAGAAGTTCAAGGGTCTGATTTTCCAAATCGAGCGCGATGCCAACGCAATCGCACAAAGAACTCGTAGAGGAAAGGGCAACATGATCCTCTGCTCCGCAGACGTTGCCTCCGCACTGACCATGGCAGGTGTTCTCGATTACACCCCTGCTCTGAACGCTAACCTCAACGTTGACGACACTGGCAACACCTTCGCTGGTATCCTCGCAGGTAAGTATCGCGTCTATATCGATCCTTATTCTGCTAACGCTTCTTCCAGCAACGGCAACCAGTACTACGTCGCTGGTTATAAGGGTGCTTCCCCTTATGACGCAGGTCTGTTCTACTGCCCATACGTTCCTCTCCAGATGGTCCGTGCCGTCGGTCAGGACACCTTCCAGCCTAAGATTGGATTCAAGACTCGCTACGGCATTGTCGCAAACCCATTCGCACAAGGCACCGCTGTTGGTGGTGGCGCACTCGTCAGAAACACCAACCGCTACTACAGAAGAGTCAAGGTTCAGAACCTGATGTGATCTCAAGTTCACATATTTCTCTGGGGGTCTTCGGACCCCCTTTTTTTGTCTAAATATCTAAAAAACTCCAATGAAAACCTTCCAACAATTTTGTGAAAGGGCACTCACTAAACCAGAAAAAGAAAAGAGAGAAGAAATTGTCAAGTCTATGAAAGATGAGACTGGTGATTTCAAAAAACGCTATGGTGACCGTGCTAAAGAAGTAATGTATGCCACTGCAACAAAGATCGCTAAGAGGGTATCATAATGTCAAATTCCTGCAGTTGGGCAAATCAAATTAATAATAGGAACTTCCTGTCTGGTATTGGATTTAAGTTCAATCTTGGAAAGTATCCAAAAGTTGACTTTTACTGTAACACTGCTAGGATACCAGAAATCACTCTGGCAACTGCTACACAACCTTCCTATCTGAAAGATATTGATGTTCCAGAAACTAAATTATCTTTTGGAGATTTGACAATCCAGTTTCTTGTTGATGAGAATATGGAAAACTATAGAATTATCCATGAGTGGATGTATGGTTTAGGTTTTCCAGAGACTACAGAACAATTCAAAAATATTACCACAGATAGAGATGGTATTAGGGATATGAATGAGCAATTTGCCGACGGCACACTCCGTATCCTTAACAGCAATTTTAATGAAGTTGCTAAAGTAAAATTTCTTGATATGTTCCCTGTGTCACTTAGTTCTTTGGACTTTGATGCCACACAAACAGACGTGAACTACTTTACAGCACAGGCAACTTTCAAGTATACTGTATATCAACTGACTTCTTCCGTTTAATGGATCTTGACAAAATTCAGGAGATGTGGCAGAGAGATGCTGTCATAGACCCTGATAATCTACACGATGAATCTTTGAAGATTCCACAACTCCACGCCAAGTATTATACTCTTTATAATACGATTACTTTGCTGCGCGAAAAAGCACGAGAGCAATATAATAAAGTCAAACTAGAACGCCATAACTTCTACACAGGAAAGGCAGAACCACAGGTGTATGAGGAAGAACCATTTCCCTATAAGGTTCGGGAGAAAGACGCCATACAGAGGTATCTAGATGCCGATGAGCGATTGACCAAAGTGGATATGAAGATTCGGTATTATGACGCTGAATTAAAGTTCCTTGAAGAAATTATCAAGACGGTTGCTAATCGCACTTTCCAAATTAAGAACGCTATTGAGTGGCAGCGATTCCAAGCAGGATTCTAATGAGACAATAAATACCTATAGGTGATACTTATGGGTTATGTCTCATTTGATTATTTCAAAGAAGAATGAAGTATATCTTCAGGTAAAAGCAGATCCACACGTCTACTACGAATTAGCAGACCAATTTACCTTTGATGTACCAGGCGCAAAGTTTATGCCCCAGTATCGCAACAAATACTGGGATGGAAAGATTCGCCTATTCAACACCCAGACAGGAGAGATATACGTCGGGTTGTTAGATAAGGTTATACAGTTCTGTAAAGACCAAGAATATACTTATGAGTTTGTAAACAACAAATTCTATGGTCTTCCTTTTGAGGTCAATGAGATGATCTCAAAGGAAGGTGTGAAAGATTATATGACATCTGTTAGCAAGTATGCTCCACGCGATTATCAAGTAGAGGGAGTATACGACGCTCTAAAGCATAATAGAAGGTTGTTGATATCCCCAACTGCTTCTGGAAAGTCTCTGATGATATATTCGATTGTGAGATATCACGTTGAGCGAGGGCAAAATACTCTGATAGTCGTTCCGACGACTTCCCTAGTAGAACAGATGTATAAAGATTTTGAAGACTATGGCTGGGACGTAGGTTCATATTGCCACAAGATTTATGCGGGTAGAGAAAGGGAAACGGATTCCCAAGTTATCATCACTACCTGGCAGTCCATCTATAAACTCCCCCGAAAGTATTTTGAGCGTTTTAACGTTGTGGTTGGGGATGAGGCACACCAGTTCAAATCTAAATCATTAATATCTATAATGTCAAAGCTTGCGGATGCTAAATTCCGTTACGGTTTTACAGGTACACTAGACGGAACTCAAACACATAAGTGGGTCTTGGAAGGTTTATTTGGTCCATCTTATAAAATCATCAGAACAGAAGAACTGATGAAAAAGGGGCATGTTGCCAAACTGGACATCAACGTGCTTCTATTGAAACACCCTGCTCATAAGTTTGAAACTTTTGAGGAAGAAGTTCAGTATATCATCAATCACGAAAAGAGAAATAGATTTATACGCAATCTTGCCCTTGATCTCAAAGGCAATACATTAATTCTTTTTTCTAGAGTTGAGGGTCACGGGCAACCACTTTTCGATTTGATAAATACTGGTAGTGTAGAAGATCGTCATGTCTTCTTCGTTCATGGTGGGGTGGCAACAGAAGATAGGGAAAAAGTAAGAGAGATTACAGAGAAGGAAGACAACGCGATTATTGTCGCTTCATACGGAACATTTAGTACAGGTATCAATATTAAGAACCTCCATAATGTTATTTTTGCTTCTCCATCCAAATCTAGAATTCGGAATCTCCAGTCTATTGGAAGGGTGCTCAGGAAAGGCAATAACAAGACAAAGGCAACTCTCTATGACATTGCTGACGACATTTCCTACAAGGCACGGAGAAACTACACACTTAATCATTTGATAGAAAGAATTAAAGTTTATAACGAAGAAAACTTTAACTACGATATTGTAAACATTCCACTAAAAAATTAATATGGACGAAGAATTCCATGCAGTAATTAAACTAGTTACAGGTGAAGAAATATTCGCACTCGTTAGTGTGGACGAGAATGATGGTGATCCAATACTTCTACTGATGAACCCAGTGATTATGAAAGTCATGCGTAATCACGTTGGTCAGTATGTCAAAGTAAGACCTTGGATGGAAATTCCTACCGATGATCTTTATGTAATTAAATACGATAAGATTATTACTATGACTGAAGTTAAAGAAGAAAAGGTAATTCAGTTCTATGAAAAGTATCTAAATGATGATGATACTGACTGGGAAGAAGATGGTAGAACTAAGATTACTGATAAAATGGGTTATATCTCTACAGTAGATGACGCTAGAAAGCTTCTAGAGAAACTCTATAAACTTAAAGATAATAAAGAAAGCTAAGCTATCTCTTCAAACCCAACAAAGGTATTCTACTCATATTTCAGGATGTTGTCAAGCCCTAATAATATGGTATAATATACATAACAAAAAGTTATTGACTAAAACAATGTTATGTCCAAAAAGAAATCAGAGCACTACGTTAACAACAAGGAACTTCTAGAAGCACTTATTGTCTATCGTTCTAAAGTAGAAAAAAGTTTTATTGAGCTCAACGGTAGAGAACCCACTAAAGCAGACCGTTCGCAGAATTGGAAAGGCAAGCCACCAATCACGAATTATTTGGGTGAGTGCTTTTTGAAGATTGCTACACACCTATCATATAAGCCCAACTTTGTGAACTATATGTTTAGGGACGATATGATTTCTGATGGCATTGAGAACTGCGTTCAGTACATCCATAACTTCGATCCAGAGAAGTCTAAGAATCCGTTTGCGTATTTTACTCAAATCATTCACTATGCCTTTCTCCGCCGTATTCAGAAGGAGAAGAAGCAACTGGAAATCAAGACCAAGATTATCGAACGCACTGGGTTTGATGAGGTTATGATGGTTGACGATAGCTTGCTTTCTGGGTCCAGTTCAGACTATAATACGATTAAGGATAACATTACATACAAGAC